TTGCCCTTCATGTGGTAGGTATCTTGATGGGAGGAGCGGATGACAGAGCTTAAAAACTGCCCATTCTGCGGATCAGAACCAGAGCTTGGAATACACAATCCAAAGATCAATGGCGAGTACCAAGTTCAGATTGGCTGTGTATCAGGCAACTGTCCAATGAACCACGTTGGTGGTCATGGGTTTGCGACTGAAAAAGAAGCCATCACCGCCTGGAACACCCGAACGGATTGCAGAGACAGCCCGAAATGCCGGGGATTCCACTCAAAGTACGCGGATTGCCCGAAAGGAGGTGATGCCTCATGAAATGGACGGACCCGCGGGTTTTATTGACCCTACTCTCAACCCTATGCCTGTCTACAACAGTGAATAACGGTGCGGGACTCGACATCCCGACCGCGCTTTGTTCAAAAATTGAACATAGCTTGTACGATTTTTCTTGACAACTGGCTCATATTTGTGTTATGATGTTATTTTTGAATGGCGGAGGGAAACATGACTAAAGAAGAAATACAAGCTCATTGGGAATACGTTAAAGGAATTCTCGAACACGAGATTCCATTCAATACGGTGTTTACAAAAGATGATCATATCCAATCTATCGGGTTCCACTACAAAACGGCCATGGCACACGGAGCGAAACATCAAAAGGAGCTAAACGATGCCGATTGACATCAAAGCGGAAGCAGCCAAGCTCCGCGAAATGTACTCGAACGACCCGCGGTCGAAAACCTTTAACGCGGTCGTGTATGGCGGGCTTGGGACTGGCAAAACATCACTTATCCGAACGGCCCGTAAACCTGTCCTGGTCCACTCTTTTGATCCAGGCGGAACAAAAGTTCTTAGGGATGAAATCGACGAGGGATCAATCATCGTGGACTCACGCTACGAGCAGGAAGACCCGCGATCACCGTCGGCCTTCAAGCTTTTCGACGACGAGTACCACAGGCTCCGGCGTGGTGAAGTGTTTGAGCAACTCGGTACGTACGTCATCGACAGCGTCACGACATGGGCTCAATGCGCGATGAACGCTGTACTCAAAAAAGCCGGACGGGCTGGAGGCACTCCTCAACAAAATGACTGGATGCCTCAGATGATGATGATGGAGAACGCCATGCGGGACTTTGTATCCCTACCGTGTGATTGCATCCTTCTCGGCCACGACGATGTAACCAAGGACGAGACAACGGGCCGGATGTTCGCCGGGTTGATGATAACCGGAAAGCTGTCCCGGCGTGTCCCGCTTTTGTTTGATGAAATCTACTGTGCCCTGACCAAAGAAACATCCAAAGGTATTGAATACCAACTGCTCACGCGAGCGACAGGGATGTACCAGGCCAGGTCACGGTTAGGGAAAGGAGGTGAGCTAGACCTTTACGAAAAACCAGACATTAAAGCTATTTTACGGAAAGTAGGGTTTGATGACGGTGACAAACCAGCTATCTAGGAAGTACAGAGAACCACCAAAACTATTTTAAAAGGAGAACAAAATGGGATTCTTAGACATTGACTTCAACGACGTACAGGAACCAACGGCAGTACCCGGTGACGAAGAATACAAACTCCGGATCGTGGACGTCCGCCAAGCGGACGACAAAAACGGCGCTCCTTACATGCTCCCTCGGTTTGAAATCCAGGGAGAGCCAGCGGCTAAGGAGTTTACCCGCTTCCTTCGCCTGCCTCATGACGGGCTGGATGCCAAGCAGCTCAACTCATGCAAATGGCAGTTGAAGAACTTTTTTGAGGCATTCGACCTGGACCCAAACATGGCCTCCATCGAGGATATGATCGGAGCTGAGGGATGGGCCATTTTAGGTCTTGAGGAAAGCGAGCAGTGGGGCGAGCAGAACTACATTAAAAAGTTCATCGCGCCGAAGTAACCAACCGTTAACCTTTGTCCACAGTGGCGCTGGCCCGGCCACTGTGTTCAATTTTTGAACAAAGGAGGCTCAACATGCCTAGAACAAACTTTGCCACGCGGGCGGACGTGATGGCGGTTCCGCAACCAGCATTCACCTCCACCTGGCATCCCTTTGCTCACGGTGACGTGATCCGTGGGATACGAGAAGCCACCCAACTTAACAACCTCGACGTAACCGACGAGGAGTATTGTCTAACCTCGAACGGCGCGAACCTGTTCGCCACCTGGACTGTCCGACACCCTTCGCTGGATTACGATCCTGGTGTGGAACAATTCCAGCTGGGTTTCCGGAACTCCCTCAACAAACTAATGGCCATCGGCGTAACCATCGGTACGACCGTAATGGTCTGCTCGAACATGATGTTCAGCGGTGACTTCATCACGTTCCGCAAACACACTGGCGGGCTCGACTTGAACGAGCTAAACTTCTTTATGGCCCGCGCGGTCTGGGACGCTACCGAGCGTATGCGCCAGCTATATGACTGGCATCAAATGCTGAAAAACGTAGCGCTGTCAGACAACCAGGCCAAAATCCTAACCTACAACGCTATGGCCCAAGGAGCATTAGCTCCCAGCAAGTTCAACTACTTTCGAGAATCCTTCCGAGAGGAGCTAAAGCTCAACGGCCCAACCCTCTACTCCTGGCACGGCGCTGGCACCCGCTCTTGTCGTGAAAACTCCCTAAACCAAATCGCCCGGAAAACTGCTATCTTAAACTCTGTAACGGACGATTACTTACTCTTGGAGGCTGCATAATGGCCGAAGATTACCGTCCCCGTCTAAGCATTGAAATATCCTTAGAACAATCTCAAGCCCTACGAAATCTAATCCCTTGGGGTTTGCGTCGCCAGTTGTTTCAAACAATCGTAGACGACGTGATCCGTTTAACCCGCTCCCATGGCCATACCTTTATCGCGGCCGTGCTGAGCAGCTCGATAAAACTCGAAGACTACTCCTCACTGGAGGTATCCAAAAATGCTGATTGATCAAATAAGTAAAAGTGTGTCGGAGATGTCAGACGACGAGCTCTACGACCGGATCAAGGAACTTCGGCGAGCTCGCCGTGTCCCGACAAAAATCCCTCGCGGCTCACGCCCGGTAAAAACCCCCTCGTTAAACAAAATGAACAAACTACTTGACTCAATGTCCAAAGACGCTCTGGCCGCGTTGGTGGCAGAACTGGAGGAATAACCGTTATGAGACTCGACATCGTACCCTTGTCACAAATCCACTTTGGTGACCGCTTCCGAAAAGATCTAGGAGACATAAATGGACTCGTTGACTCTATCCTGGCTAAAGGAATCATTAACCCGATCACAGTGCAGGCTCGAACTGATCTACCGAAACCAGCCATTTACCTTCTTGTTGCGGGCGGGCGACGGTTTACAGCTGCTGGAATGGCTGGACTCGAACGAATACCTGTCCGTGTCTACGACCGACCGCTCAGCGAAGAAGAACTCCGGGCGATTGAGCTAGAAGAAAACATCCAGCGGAAAGACCTGCACTATATGGAAGAAACAGCGCTGGTCAAAGAGCTAGACCTGCTGCACAAAAAGATTCACGGAGAAAAAATCTCCACCTCGCCTGACGCGCCTGGTCACTCGATGCGGGACACCGCCAGGCTGCTCGGGAAAAGCGTGGGCTCCGTGTCGATGGACATTAAGCTGGCGAACATGATAGAAGAAATTCCAGACCTGGAATGGGACAAGTGCCGGAACAAATCCGAAGCTATGAAGCTGGCCAACCGAGTGGAAGAACAACTTGTTCGACGTGAACTAACCAAGCGTGCCGAGCAAGTCCTGGCCACACCTGACACCTCCAACGGCAACGCCCCAAACACTCAAGACGCACAGCTCCACCGCAAAAAACAGATGATCAACTCTTACATCGTAGGAGATTTTTTCGAGCAGTCTAAAAAGCTCCTGGCCGGGTCGTTTAACTTCGTAGAAATTGACCCGCCGTACGGCATCTCGCTCGGAGATGTAAAACGTCGAGGCCATGGCGTCAGCGTGTGGGATTACTCATCTGACGGTTACAACGAGATCAACGCGGACGAGTACCAAATCTTCCTCGCCACGCTTTTCGAGCGGTGTTACAAGCTGATGACCCAACACTCCTGGCTTGTATGCTGGTTCGCGCCGGAGCCTTGGTTTGAAATCGTCTACCAAGAACTCCACAACGCGGGCTTTAACACAACTCGTCAAGTCGGCGTGTGGACCAAAGACCAGGCGCAAACTATGAACCCGAACATCCGTTTGGGCTCGGCCTACGAATCCTTTTTCTGGGCATGGAAAGGCAAGCCAACACTTAACAAGCCCGGCACTTTCAACGTATTCCACGAGCAACAACTCCCCCCGAAGAAAAAAACTCATCCAACCGAGCGGCCGCTGACCTTAATGACTCGCATCCTCGAAACCTTCGCGTTTCCGGGGTCAAAAGTCCTAGTCCCTTTCGCTGGCTCCGGCTCCACGCTGCTGGCAGCCCACCAGCTAAAAATGTTCCCGGTCGGCTACGACTTGTCACAACAATACAAAGACGCTTACACACTCCGGGTAATGGAGGGCCCTGTTAATGACCTGCCCTAGCTGTGGCCACCACAACTCTTGCCCCGCTTGCAACGCCTGGATTTGCGAGGTCTGCGGGGCCGAGCTACCGCCCCGAATCCCTGAAGATAACGACGACGACGGTTATCATGATTAAAGGAGAACGTAAAATGAAGCTTTCAACAATCAAAGAGATCAAGAATTTTCAGGACGAAGTACACCAACTAGCTATAGCCAAGGGATGGTACGACACTCCTAGAAACATCCCTGAGCTTTTGTGTCTGGTCCACTCCGAAGTAAGCGAGGCGCTGGAAGCCTACCGCGCTGGCAATCAAGATGAGCTGGCCGAAGAGCTGGCCGACACAGTTATCCGAATCCTAGACATGTCCGGACACCTCAACATCAACCTAGCCAACGCCATATGGAAAAAACACCAGATCAACAAAAACCGCCCTTATCGCCACGGCGGTAAGCTGGCCTAAACTATGTTCAAAAATTGAACAAAGGGGATCGTTATGCTAAGCATAGTTAACATCGCCACAATCCGTGTGTTGGCCCTGTCGTCCGAAGAGGTCGAACTGGAAATCCTAACCTCGGAAGTAAAAGGCCCGGACTACCTCGGCGAGATCGAACGTCAAACTGTAACCCTCAAAATAATGGAAACTCACAAAATAATCTAAAAAGGAGGCTTGAATGAAAGATAGCCCTAGACCT